AAGTCTTTCTTTGACACATCTTTTTCTAAACTTACTAATTTCTTCTTTTCTGCATCTGTCAGTTTTCTCTCATCCATCTTTGCACGTTTTTGCCAATCATATGATTTCTCATCTTCAGTGATTGGCCCACCCTTTGCCCAAGTGTGACACGCTCTTGCAGAGTGACACTTAAAGTGGTGCATCCAACAATATCCCAAACGACCATCATCATCAGATGTTTCGCCTGGCATACATTCTAACATTCTTGGCGATACATCAAACGCAACACAATTGTTACATACTGACTTCTTTGCTGCCTCTTCAGTTGTCTTCCAGTACTTTGCGATATCTTTCCAGTAATCGCCTGGTTCGTCAACATTCAGTGGCCCATAGTTAAAGTTCTTGATTGTTGCATCTCTGTTTGTCGTATTAATCTTTACATCTTGGGTTGCAGGCGGACACTTCATTTCTTCTGTGACAGACTCACCCTTCGCACGTTTCATCTGGTCTGGTGTCGGTGCGCCTTTGTCACCAACTTTTCTCATCTTCTCACCAGAACCCCTTTTGATTCTTTCTCTCTTCTTGTGAATATTTGCCCAGAGACTTTCACTTGTCTCCTCTTTCATTCCAAGTTCTTTTCTACGTTTATTGATTTGGTCAATAATCTTTTTCTGTGCAGGCGAACCAGGCATAGTTTTCATTGCTTTGGTGTAGAGTTTCATTAACTCTGCATCCATAGAAATATCTTTCATCTTGCCTTCACCATACATCTGTCTATATTTCTTAGTGTACTTGGACAGTTTGGTTTTTGCACCTTTATCGCCAGGCGCTGGTTTATATGCGGCAGGATTGTCATCATCCATCTTCGCACCTTTTTCAAAGTGTCTTGCCCTAGATTGCTTGGTGGACTTTTTCATGGCATCACCCTCAGCATCTTTTGCATAATACTTTGCTGGTTGTGTACCTTTTCTATCCTCGACATCTTTATCTTGTTTTGTTTTTCTAACCTCTTCAAGATTATGTAACCACACCCTTCTCAAGTCTTCAAACACAACATAGTTAGTGCCTTTTCTGATAATAGTTCCTTCGTCACCATCTGTTGTTTTCACAACATCACCAACATTCCAAATCTCTCCACGAATATAAAGGTCACGATTTAGTTCTTCCATTGTAAGATTAAATTCTTCTTTGACGCCCATAAACTTACGAACATCATTAAATAATTTTTGTCCATCTGTAAATCCTTTAGGCAAACCAAGTTTGAACTGGTCAAAATCATTTGCAGTTGCAGCGGCACGCATTTTAGATGCAGACATTCCTGTTACACCTTCTGCGTCTGGGTCACGTTCTCCAGCAGATACTACCTTAATATCATCGAATCCATAGAAACCGTGTCTACCCTCTTCACCGTTATAGTTGTTAAGTAGGTTGTCAAACTCTTCCACTCTGTCAGAACCAACAACCATGACAACTGCTTTGTGTCCTCTGTTGTATAGTTCAACTGCAATATCGAATACATTTCTTGCACGACTGACTGTAATGTTTCTTTTATACTTTGGAAACATCTTCTTCATGTATGCGACTTTTCTTCCATGAGGAAGTGGGTCTTTCTTTGGGTTCTGGGAATGAGATGGATACACATACATGGGAGCGCCAGGGTTCTTCCCCTGTTCCTTTGCAAGTGCGTCTATAAGTTTTTCGTGACCAGTTGTAGGTGGATTAAATCTACCAAATGTGAATACAGCAGTATCACCTCTTGCTTCTTTAAAAGTCTTCATATCAATCTCCCACTGCGTCCATGCCTGCCATTGCGGCCTTGTTCTTTTTAATTCTTTCACCCTCACCAGCTTTTAGTTTCCTAAGAATCTTCTGTGATATCTTGTCAATCACTTTACGTTTTTTGGCAACAATCTTCTGGTCAATCTGAATACGCTTTTGCATGGGGAGTTCTTTGTAGTTGACCTCTGGGCCTAAACTACGTTTGATAACCATCATTTTTGCTTGACGTTTTGCAATCGCCTGTAACGCATCTGGGTCACGGCGTCTTATTCTTGCTCTCTTCTTCTTCATCTTAGTGGATGACTTCCTTGCAAGAATTTTCATACGTCTACTCATTTTTCTGCGATTCTGCATAATTTGAGCAGGCGTTGCTTTTTCGTCTATTTCGTCTTCAAATAATTCTTTAAAAGTTCTCATTTATCCCATGCCTTTATTGCAGTAAAGTTATTAAAACTAAATTCCATTCTGTCAACAAGTTTTACTGCATCGCCTGATACTCTGTCAATTGCAACATAACCCTCTGGGTTTGTCACCTTAAATCCATTACTAGTCTTAATAAAAGTATCAGTTAAACCTTTAACACTATTTAGTTTTTTTACAATCCCCATCTTTGCATTTACCAAATGCGATTGGAACGCAATAACCGCTTCTAAGTTTGTTAAATCTTTCTTAAATTCTCTTGCGTATTCTCTGCCTTTTGTTCTCAGAACATCTTTACTTTTCTCAGTTTTTACCTTGTCAACCTCTTTTGCAAAATGATTTTCAACCCAAGTAATATATCCAGCAGCGTGTTGTTTTGGATTCTTGATTGCTTCACCCTTACGAACCTTTGAGTTGTTATATGTCTTGAGTGATGCACCAACCAGTTTACCTGTCAGTGAATTCTGTAATCTAAGGAACTTAGATAATTTTGCAGAATTGATTTGGTGGAATGATTTACCAGCATTTGATAAGTGACTAGTTACTTCTGCATTTTCAGTTGATGTAAATGTTGCAGTACCAGATGCGTCTTTGTATGTTGCATCATCCATCCATACTGTGGATGTCTTTTTCAGTTTACTGATGTTTGCACCGAATGATGCTTTCATATCTTGCAGTGCAGAACCAGTATATGTTGTATGCCATACGACACCAATCTTTGCACTGTTGATTACTTTACCAAGGTTACTATCTTGTGGAACAGCATATACAATAGTATTAGGCTGAAAAGTATAATACTTTGTGCCGTCAATGGTTGTTTTTTCAACATCGTCTGTAAACATGAGGTCACCTTGCAGTACCCCTGTAATACCCAACTTAGAAAATTCTGCAAGTGCGATTTTAAATTTAGAATTAAGTGTTCCAGATAAATCATCATCTATTTCTGTCTCCGTCTTATAGAGTTTTGGTTCTACGTTAAACACAGATTTCTTTGCAACAAAAAACTTATTGTCTTCTGGGTCAATACCAGCAAATATTGCAGGCGCCCCATCCCATTTCACAGTCATGTTTACTGAACTACGACTTGCACCAGAAAACATATCTCTTAGTGAACGCATGAAGTTGATTGCAGCACGACCACCAGGCACACCAAAGTTAAGTATCTCATCTTCAATGTGTTCAAGGTGCAGATTCTTTCCTGCTTTATTTTCAAACAGCATTACCATTTTGGAGTATCCATTTTAACAGAACCTTCAAATTCTAATCCAAGAGCATCTAAAAGAACAGTAACACCTTTTTCTGCAAGTGATTTGATATTCCCTATAATTTTCAAAATAATTTTATCATAGAATTTCATAACTAGTTTTTTAAGACTATCCATAAATGCCTTTGCTTTATTTTTCAAGTTACTAAAAATACCTTCATTCAAATAGTATTGTTCCTGTAGTTGTTCTATTTCTTCATGTAACATTGGAAGTTCATGTTCTACAGAAGACGCAATACCCAACTTAATATATTTGCTTCTACCAGCACCTTTATAACTTATACTAATATTATTTACAAGTGAAGTATTATCTTTTGCATACTTCATCATATCATATTCTGATTTAATACCGTCATTAGAAAAAACTAGAATTTTATTAGCAACATTTTGATTTGACCCAAAGTAATTTGTACCATTAGTGTATTGTCCAGTAAACTTGTAAAGACCAGACCCAGCCTCATAAACCATATATTGTTTTAGTTCTTCATTGTCTGTAAAAAACTTAGTGAGTGTGTCTTGCCACTCTTGTGAGTTAACAGACGTTTCAATAACATCAGTAATCTGTTTCTTTAATGCTGGGTCTGTTAATTCTTCTTTTGCAACCTTCTCTAAGTGTCTCGCACTAACTGTTACATCACCAACTTTGTAAGATTTATCCTTTTCATATTCGGTGTAATACTTTGGTAGTTCTGCTTTTGTAAGTGGGGTTATACCATCAATCAAATTTTTTGTTGCTGTTCTAAACATTTTACTTGCACCAATTAATGCGAGTTCTGCTTTTAAATGTTTCTCTGCCTTTTTAACATTTCTTTCTTTTTTAAGAACATCATCTCTTCTTGAACTGGATGATATGTACCAATCCTCAAAACTTTTCTTACCCTTTCCAACTTCGATATTCAAATCATTTCTAGCAGTTGCTTTCATTTCGTTTTCAAGAATACTAACTGCTCTTTTAAAATCTTTGTTTTTAGAAATAGATGTTTTACTAACATTTTCTAAATGACCAACTGCTGCTTTTACCACACCCGCCGCTTCTGCTGATTTAGCACTCATCAATTGAGCACCAGCACCACTATCCCCTGCTTTCTTTAGAGATATATAATTGTCGGAATTGCCAAAGAAATCTGCTTTTGGTGTTTTATCAGATGCACCTTCGTAATAATTTTTATTTGCTGTGGAAGCACCAGAGTGGATAAGCATTGGGCCTCTGTCACCCATTTGAGATGCAACTTTTTCACCAATCTTTAACAAGTCTGGTGTAAGTTTTTTAAAGTTGTCATCAGAAATGCCTGAATCAGATAATGCTTTTTTCTGGTCT